TAACAATACAACCTATAGGTGAAAGGAACAAACAATATATGTCTAAACCATTGATATCATTGAATAAAAAATATTTTATTTCAATGTTCACTTGGCAAATGTTTATCTGTATAATAGATGTACTGTCTCTAATTAAGACAGCAATTCACAATACAAATAAACATTTTATAGGACATATCTATGAGTAATAAATTCTTTTTAAAAAAATCTTGGGTCAATGTGGATGTATGTGTTGAAGATTATTACAACTCAGGCACAACACTTGAACAAATACAAAAGAATTTAAATTGGAGTCCTTATTCTAACATAGTAAGTAGAGAAGTTAAACTTGCTAGACATACTGTTGAGGAGATAGATGAAGAAACATACAAAGAGAAAGTCAAAAAATCCAATGGCTTATCTTCTAAGGAAAAGGCAGTATCAGTTAAAGATTGTAAAGAATAAGAAACGAAAACTCTTAGAAAAATTGTTTGATAAAATGAAATATGATATTGAATAAAGATATCCCAGCAGGAATAAACTATAGTCAAGGAGAAGGTTCAGCAATAACACCATGTGTATTATTATATAGGTGTGTTATAGTTAGAGCAATCATGGATGGACTTGATGTTGACATTCATGCGTGGGGTAATGCAAGAAAAAATATAATTAAAGAAGCAATCGCATGGTTCTCCATTCAGGATGAACAATTTAAATTAGTTTGTGACTATGCAAACTTAGACCCCTCATTTATAATTAAAAAATTCAATCAACTCAAGGAAGCTAACGCAAAGAAATTATTTAGAAATAAAAATCTAAATAAATTCTTGACGCATTATATATGTAGCTTTCATGAAGACCCAACAACAAGGAATAGTTTTAATAATGGTTAAGAATACAAAGTTTGATTTAGATTTAGAGTATGGACAAATAAGAGAAAAGAGAATAGAGAACTTACTTAAAGGAAGTAAGATAGAAATTAAAACAGAGAGAAGCTGGTGGAGAAAGACTGGCAACATAGCAATAGAGTATGAGTATAGAGACAAACCAAGTGGTATATTTAAAACAGAATCTAAATGGTGGTTTCATGTTTTAGAAATGGATAGTAATGAACATTGTATATTAGTGTTTAGAGTATCAAGATTAAAAAAAATAGTTAATAAATATAAGAAGACACATACAAAAAACATAGGAGATTATAGAGCAAGTAAGTGTGTTGTTATACCTATTAAAGAATTGTTTACTGAAGGGTGTTATAAGATATAATGATATTTAGAAATTTAATAATGTTCTTAATGCTTATAACTATTACAGCTTTACTATTAAGTAGTTGTTCAACTAATAATAATAAAACTAAAAACTTTCCATTAAGTATTGTTAAGAAAATATTAACAGGTTTAGATTAATGAATAAGAATGAAGATATAAAAGACGCAATAAGATTATATAAAGAGCAAGAGATATGGAAACATATGACAACAAAAGAGTTGGCTGAATATTTAATTCCATGTATAGCTTTAAATCAGTATCATGTATTTAGATATGAGACTACTGGTGTTGCTTATGCTATAACTAACTGGGCATTTCTAAGTGATGAAGCACAAGAAAGATTTAAAAAGACAGGAAGATTAGAAAGATTTGATTGGGATAGTGGTAAGAATGTATGGCATATAGATACTATTAACAATCATAAAGGATGGTTAAATAAAATTTACGCATGGACAGCAAAACATTTTCCTACTTTTTTAGATGATAATGAATATGTTAACTGGATACGAATAACTAAATCAGGAAATGCAATTAGAGGAGTAAATAGAATTAAAGTAAAAGATGGGGTGAAAAAATTTTTAAATGAGTGAGAAAGATTTAATAAGAGAATATAAGAATACTATTGCTTCATTAACAGAAGAAAAAAATGATGCAATAAAACTGGCTTCGGAAAAAGATTCTAAGATAAAACAATTACTTATCCAAATTGAAAACTGTAATGGTGATACTCAAATTATGGGTAAGAAAATTGCTGAACTAGAATCTAAACTAAAGAAGAAACAAAAAATCAAAAGAGTAATAGATGAAAAGATAACAGAAATCCTTGAAAACACTAGCAAATCTGAGGAAAAAAAAGATGATGAAAGTGTTGACAACGAGGGGTCTGATATGTTAAAAGATGTCTATGAAAAATGATAAATTTAAATTTAACAATAACAATAAAGGAAAAAACATATGGCGATAATTGAAGGCACAGCATACTGGGCTTCTCTGACACGACCAAACGAAAAGTTTGAACCTATGTGGAGAATTGATTTAGCAGTTGATTCTAAAGACGCAGAGGATTTTAAAGGTCAAGGAATATCAGTAGCCGAAACAACTGTTGATGAAAAAACAATATCTAATATAATTAGATTTAAAAGAAAAGTAAGTAAAGCTAATGGAGATAAGAATACTCAACCACAATTAGTGGATGCAGATAAGAAACCATTAGAAAAAATAGTCGGTAATGGAAGTAGAGTTAAGGTAATGTATAAACCTTATGAGTGGAACTTCAAAGGTAAGAAGGGAATAGGGTTAGACCTACAAGCTGTCCAAGTACTAGACTTAATAGAGTACACACCAAGAGAAGACTTTGATGTTGAATCTGGAAATACTTCTAATGGAAGTGTTGACAACATTAAAGAATTTTAGTATAGTCACGCAGTCATAAGAGTTATGGCTGTCATTTTTCTACTCCTAGGACTGTCGGCTTGTAGTTGGTCGGCAGTCCTTTTTTATGTGAAAGGAATTTAATTTAATGAGGGTGCAAATGAATGAAGAAAATAAAAATGGATTTGTAAAGTATCATTTACCATGTCCATTATGTAATAGTAGTGATGCAGTATCAGTTAATGCTGACAATTCTGCTTACTGTTTCTCATGTCAAGAATATATGAGAGACTATGATACAGACAAACAACCAACTGTTGTAAGTAAACAACAAGAATTAAAATCAATAACAAATCAATCAGACTTTGCAGAAATTGTTGATAGAAATATCAAGATAGATACTTGTAAAAAGTATAGTGTGTCTGTTAAGATTGATAGCATGGGTAATATAACTAATCATTATTATCCTTATCATGATAAACAAGGTTCAAAGATAGGAACTAAAACTAGGTTTACTAAATTAAAAGAGTTTAGTATTCAAGGTAATACAAAACATTCTGGTTTATTTGGTGAACATTTATTTAATAAAAATAAATATATAATTATAACTGAAGGAGAATTAGATTGTCTATCAGCTTATCAAATGTTTAAGACAGATAAGTATGAGACACCAGTTGTTAGTATTAAAAATGGAATTACTTCTGCAGTTAAAGATATAAAGAATAGTTTAGATTGGTTAGAAAATAATTTTGATAATGTTGTAATTAATTTTGATAATGATGAACAAGGAATTGATGGAGCATTAAAGGTAGCTGAACTCTTTAGCCCAGGGAAATGTAAGATTATGCATTTACCAAAAGAATTTAAAGATGCTTCAGATTGTTTAACTAAAAATAAAATACAATCATATGTAAAATCTTTTTGGGATGCAAAAGTATTTGCACCAGATGGAATTATAAATGCTAATATTTTATTTGATGAGATTGCTAAACCAACAATACAATCTTTTGTTCAATATCCTTTTGAAGGAATTAATAAAATAACATATGGTATAAGACCATCCGAGTTAGTAACATTTACTGCTGGTAGTGGACTAGGTAAAACACAAGTGATGAGAGAGATAGTACATCACATGATTAAATCTACTAAAGATAATATTGGTTTGTTAATGTTAGAAGAAACACCAGTAATAACTTCAAAAGGTTTAATGAGTATTGAAGCAAATCAAAGATTACATTTACCAGATGTTCATGTAGCTAAAGAAGAATTAAAAACTTATTTTGATAAGACAGTTGGTACTGGTAGAGTATTTATGTTTGACCATTTTGGTTCTAACTCAATTGATAATATAGTTTCAAGAGTTAGATTCTTAGCTAAAGGTTTAGACTGTAAGTATATTGTTATAGACCATGTTAGTATTATTGTATCGGACCAAAGTCATGGTGATGAGAGAAGAGCATTAGATGAAATCATGACTAGACTTAGAACTCTTGTTCAAGAGACTGGTGTTGCTATGATGGTTGTGTCTCATTTGAGAAGACCAGATGGCAAAGGACATGAAGAGGGAGCAGCAACATCACTATCACAATTAAGAGGTTCAGCTAGTATAGGACAACTTAGTGATATGGTAATTGGACTAGAGAGAGACGCACAAAATGATGACCCAGATATTAGAAACACAACGAGGGTTAGGGTATTAAAGAATAGATTTTCAGGAATGACTGGACCTTGTTGCAATCTTCAGTATAATGTTGATACTGGTAGATTAGTTGAGGTACAATCAGATGACTTTTAATAAAGTAGTATTTGATATTGAAACAACTTTAACTGCAGATAAAATCTGGTGTATAGTTTGTAAAGATGGAGATACCTTTTATCAATTCAAAGAAAATAATTTACATAGGTTTGAAGAGTTTATAAAACAAACTAAAGAAGTTATAGGTCATAACATAATTGGATTTGATATACCAGTACTGAATAGATTTTTTGGCTACGACTTATTTAAAAATTGTAAGATAACAGACACACTTGTTCTATCTAGATTATTAAATCCTATGATAGATGGTGGACATTCATTAAAGAATTGGGGAATTAAACTTGGACATAGTAAGATTGAGTTTGAACAATTTGATTTCTTTAGTGAAGATATGTTAAAGTATTGTAGAAATGATGTAGACTTAACACAAAGACTATATAATTTTTTAATTAAAAGAATAAAAGATTTTGGTTATTCAGTTGAGTTGGAACATGAAGTTGCTAAGATAATTCAAAGACAACATGAAAGAGGATTTAAGATTGATGTTGTTAATGCTTATGGATTACAAGCTAAGTTTCAAGAAGACATGAATGAATTACAAAATAAAGTTAGGGCAACATTTCCTCCATTAAAAATTGAAGAAGTGTTTGTACCTAAATCAAATAACAAAGCAAGAGGATATGTAAAGGGAGTTCCTTTTACTAAAGTTAAGTATAAAGAATTTAACTTAGGTTCAAGGCAACAGATAGGTGAACGACTAATGAAGCTTGGTTGGAAACCTAAAAAGAAAACTGATAAGGGTCATGTAATTGTAGATGAAAAAGTTTTATCAGAGATAACAAATATACCTGAAGCTAAATTAATAAACGAATACCTTATGCTTCAAAAAAGAATTGCCCAAGTCTCCTCATGGGTAGAAGCAATCAAGGAAGATGGTAGAGTACATGGCAAAGTAATTACCAATGGTACAATTACAGGGAGGATGAGTCATCAAGCACCCAACATGGCACAAGTTCCTGCTGTGTACTCACCATATGGAAAAGAATGTAGAGGATTATGGGTAGTTGATAAAGGAAATAAATTAGTAGGTGTGGATGCATCTGGACTTGAGTTAAGAATGTTAGCACACTACATGAACGATAAGGAATATACAAATGAAATCATTAATGGAGATATACACACAGCAAATCAAATGGCTGCTGGTCTTCGGTCAAGGGATGAAAGCAAAACTTTTATCTATGCCTTCATCTATGGAGCAGGGTCAAAAAAAATTGGAAGCATCATTGGAGGTTCGGAAGCAGATGGCAACCGAGTTAAAGAAAAGTTTCTTAGAGCAACACCAAGTCTTAGAAGCTTACGAGAAAAGGTGGATGCAGTTGCTAAGTCTAACAGAAGATGGCTTAAAGGACTTGATGGAAGAAAAATCATCATCAGACACCCACACGCAGCCCTAAATAGTTTATTACAAGGTGCTGGTGCTTGTGTTATGAAAGTTGCATTGATATTATTAGATGAATATGTTAAGAATAAACGAATCAAAGCTTATCCTGTAGTAAATGTACATGATGAATTTCAATATGAAGTTGAAGAAGGAAAAGTAGAAGAGTTTGGTAAACTAGCAGTACAATCTATAAGAGATGCTGGTAGAAAATTAAAATTAAGATGTGAATTAGATGGACAATATAAAATTGGAAACAACTGGGCAGAAACGCATTGATACAGTAGCAACTGATATTAAAAAATTAATTGCTAATATAGCTAATGGAAATCCTGCACCAATAACAGAGGAGAACATGAATAGTTTTCTTAATAATATTAAGGAAGCTATGATTGCATGGAACACTCCACCTAAAAAAGAAAAGTATAATGGTGTATTAAGAATGAGTATCTTAGGTAAACCAGCTAGACAATTATGGTATGATAAGTATTCACCTAAAGAAACAAAAGAATATGATGCAAGTAATAATTTAAAATTTTTATATGGACATATTATAGAACACTTACTATTATACTTAACAGAATTATCTGGACATAAAGTAGAAGACAGACAAATGAAAGTTAAAGTAGATGATGTTAAAGGACATATAGATGCTAAAGTAGATGGAGAAATATGTGATGTTAAGTCTGCTTCACCTTTTAGTTTTAAAAAATTTAAGAATGGTGAGTTAATAAATGATGACCCCTTTGGGTATCATGCCCAGCTATCAGGATATGAAACAGCTAATGGAACTAACAAGGGAGGTTTTCTTGTTGCTGATAAATCAAGTGGTGATATATGTTTTTACAAACCAGAAGACTTAGCTAAACCTGATACAAGAAGTTTAATAAAAGATTTAAATACTAAACTTGCTAGTGATACACCACCTGAAAGATGTTATGAATTAAAGACAGAGAAGAATGGAAACAAAGCTATACCAGTTGGTTGTCAATTTTGTATACATAAGTTTGAATGTTATGCAGATGCAAACAAAGGTAAAGGTTTAAGAGTATTTAAATATTCAAATAAGAATGTGTTCTTAGCTGATGTAATTAAAGAACCTATGGTAGAAGATATAACAAAAGAATTTACAGATGGAATTAAAACACAAACACCTTCTAGTTAGAGCAGAAGTATTAGAACCACCTAAAGATTTAAAGGTCATGAAGAAGTGGACTAAGAGTTTAATAAAAGATATTGATATGAAAATATTAGCTGGTCCATATGCAAAGTATTGTGAAGTTAAAGGTAATAGAGGTTTAACTTGCGTCACTATAATAGAAACATCCCATATAACTTTACACTCATGGGATGAAATGAGTCCTGCATTAGTACAGCTTGATGTTTATAGTTGTAAAGAATTAGATGAAACAATTGTGTTTGATTATGTATATAAGTTTCAACCAGTTAGAATGTCATACAGATATTTTGATAGAGAAAATAATTTTAAATTAATTAAATTAAAAAAATGAATAAAGATTATCAAACATTATTAGAAATGTGGAGAGAAGAAAAAAAGAAAAGACAAGAAGCAGAAGGAGAAGTAACTATTGTTAAAGGTATTGGTATGAATTCTCCTGAAATGAAAGCATTACAAAAAGAATTAAAAGAAGTTAAAGATGATAATAAAAGATTAGCATTACAAATTAATGATTTAGAAAAACAGATTAAAAAATAACATGAACACTAAACAAATGAGTAAGATAAGGAATAAAGCTAAAGGTATTTTAGTTGAATGGTTAAAAGATTTGTTGAATAAAGAAGAACAAGCAAAGGTTAATGTAAAAAATGTATTAACATTATTACCTAATCAAACTCATTATTGGACTGGTAATACATTAAGACTACAACCTTGGTCTTATAAATGGGTAGTAAAGAAATTAAAACGCAACCCACAGTTGACAATAGATGATTTAAATGGTATGTTGCAACCAACAGAACAACAATTAAGAAGACAAAAAATGATAGAACAAGGACCACTATAATGACACATAAAGATATGTTTAAAGGAACTACCTATGATTCATTAGGTAAGCAGGTAGATGGAAATCATTATTCAAAGATGAAGATTCAACCTGCAGAATTTATAAATGAAAATGGTTTGTTGTTTGCAGAAGGTAATGCTATTAAATATATCTGTAGACATAAATCAAAAGGAAAAGAAAAAGATATTGAAAAAGCTATTCACTATCTTGAAATGATACTTGAAAGGGATTACTCATGAGTTTATCAGAAGCACAAATAAGACAATTAGAAAAAAGGGCAAGAGGTTTTCGCAGACTTATTGCTGCATTAAATGATTTAAATATGTATGGTATACATGAACAAATAGATAAGATGTTATTTGTTAAGATAGAAGATTTAAAAGAACATTTAAAAAAGAAAATAAAAAGAAACAATGAAAAGCTAAATGAAATCTATACTGAAACTGTAGATGCTTTAGTTGATGATGATTATCAAAGTGGAGAGATAGGTTATAAACCTTCAGATGTACATAAAGAAGAACCAATTGGTGAATCTTTTATTAGCAAAGATTATAGCAAGAGAACATATACTTCTCTTAAAGAACATGGTACTGATATAAGTTTTGAAAATGAATAATGTATTAGGGTTAGATGGTAAACCTAAGAAACCTACACTAGATAAATATCATATGCGTTTATGTTTAGTAGGTACAGATGATATTGATATAAAAAATATTCAAACATTTGGTATAGCTGATGATGGATTCTTTATGGTTAAGTCATATGATAATGAAAGACTTCCAATATTTATGACTAATCCTGCAAGAGTACAAAGTGTTGAGATATATAAAGAAGGTGATAAACCTTTAACTAAATTAAGAAAAGGAAAATCGGATGATGATTTTCTTTTAGACTTGTTAAAGAAAAAGCATGAAACAGAATCGAAAACTAAAAGCTAAACCTAGAGTTAAAAGAAAAGAAGCTGAGTTGATGGGTTTCAAATTGATTATAAATAATCAAGGACAATTCATTACAGAAATAAAAAATTATCCTGTAGATAAAATACCATTACATTTTAAAAAAGAAAATGCTGGTGTGATTAATGCTATGTTAAGAGAATGTAAAAGTAATTTTACAATGTTATCTGAAGAGTTAGAAAAAATTGCAAGGGATGTATTTCATAGTTAAATATTTATTTTCTTTTCTATCTTTCCATCTGTTTCTTCAGGAGTACAATAAAATTTAATAAATATTTTATATTCATTAACTTCTTCTGGTCCAACAGCTTCTATTTTTTCAAGAGATTCTTTGTAACCAGCAGACATACAATCATAAAATGTATCATAAGTATTTAACTTATGAGGTTCAAGACAAGAGTTTGCTAGTCCTGAACACATAATCATAAACAAAGCTATCTTCATTAGTCTAATATTAAAGAAGTAATTTTTCTTTCCCCCATGTATATCTCTATGTTTGCTTTAGATTTAATACATTTATAGACTACTCTATCTGCAGTACCTTTGTCCTTCATAGCATATCTTTTTGCCTTCAAACATTTTGATAACGAGTCTTGAATTCTGTGTTCCTTAATTTCATGGTCCATTATGAGAAGCAGGGCAAATACAGTCTCTATCATTTTTTCTCCTTTTTGTTTTTACATTTACATTTAGGTGCAAAGATATAATTTATTTTTTCTAATATCCAATCTACTCCACCAAAAATTTTTAATAACAATCTATCTAAAGGGTCATTCATACTTCTTACCATTTGCTCTTACTTTATCTTTTAATTTTTCTACATCAGATAAAATTTTCTCTACATCTTTCTGAAGTCTTTCAATGTTTACTTTGTTGTGCATCATTTCAGACATTTCTATTTCCATTTTTTCAACCAAACCACTTATATGTTCTACGATTAAAAATAATTCTGCTTCCCCACTTGATTGACCTAATTCTCCACGAGGGTATTTGATTCTAAATTCTGAGTTAGCTTCTAAATCTTTTTCCATTAACTCTAATTTTGTACTATGTTTATTAAGAGTTTCAACCACACCAAAATATGCCCATACACCTATAGCAACAGCACCAATGATGCTAATTAAATTTTTCATTGGCATACTTATAGCAGTATTTTCTGATACTTTCATCTAACTATTGGACCTCCAAATATTGCTAACAATACCATTAATATAATTAATGTACCTGTAAAATAATAATTCATACTTGTACCTCATAAATTAATTATAACTATATCCTGTGTTGTTATTATCTTTTTCTAAAATTTTAAATAAGTTTTTATGTTGTTGCATAATCTCTTCATCTTTATCTAACATAACTTCCATCTTATCTTGTAATTTTTCTACTGTTCTTTCAAGCTTATGTACTTTGTCTTCATGTACAGCTTGAATAGTTGACAGTTCAAAAGTTCTAGACAAAGACCAACCTGCTAATGCAAGTAGTATTCCTACTAACATTGTCATTAATTTTTCTAACATTTTAATTACAATTTTCTCTGCTTAAATCTACAGGTACTTCTTTAGTAAACCAAAACCAAGAAGAAAGTTTAGTTCCTTCTTGAGTATAAGTACACTTAGGTCCTATAGTACAAGCACTTAATCCAAATAGTAATATTAATATTAATATTATTTTATTCATTATTTTTTACCAGCACCATTTCTAAATATCTGAGTACCTTTAATACCAAAAATACTTGCACAAACTAAAATCCATAAATTTGTAAACCAACTCGGAAGTGCTTGAAAATGTTCAAAGAATAAATTTATTTTTGCCATAGCTTCAGGGTCATTTGACCACACTCCATATGCCAGTACCAAAATTGGCAAAGTGAGAATTAATAAAACCACCTCATCCTTGTAGTCGTTTTGTCTAGCTTCTAATAGTTTACCTTGGTATGCTGTCTCACCTCTAGCCATTTTAGTTGCAGCCATATGTTGAGCATCAGCCATAGCCATTTTAGTTTCTTGTTTCTTTTTGTATATATGTGTACCAGCATTTAATGCTAGTTTAATTGCACTAAGCCACATTATTTTCTCTCCATTCTTTTACATCAAACGAAGGACATTTTTTAACATCATCAACTTCATAGTGTCCTATGATTTTTTCTATATCTATATTATATTTATCTTTTAATTTTAATATAATATCTTTTAATGCTACAAATTGTTCTTCAGTAAAATTATTTTCCCAACCACCAGAACCATAACCACCAACTAAACAAACTCCTAATGATGTTCCATTAACTTGTCTAGCATGAGAACCTGTTCTATGTTCTTCTCTTCCAGTTTCTAATGTACCATCTCTACGAATAACATAATGATAACCTATGTCATCCCACTTATTATCTTCTATATGCCACTTCTTAATTTCTTTTACACCTATATCCATACTTGCAGGTGTTGAAGCACAATGAATAACAATCATATCTGTTTTAGTTCTTGGTGTCATAATTTAAAACTAGGGAGCTATTAACTCCCTAGCTCTTGAGGGTTATTTTATTTTTATTGTCTTAGCTTTTTTCTCTTCAGGTAAGTCTTGATATAATTTTATATTAAGAATACCATCTTTGAAATCAGCCGAGTCTACTTTAACATATTCTGATAAAGTAAATTTTCTAACCACACTTCTTGATGCGATACCTTGATGTATTAAACTATCTTTATCTTTATCTTCTTTCTTAGCTTTGATAGTAAGCACACCTTCTTGTAACTCACATTCTATATCAGACTTAGTGAAACCAGCTAATGCCATTTCTATCTGATGCTTTCCTTCACCTACTTTTCTTATGTTGTATGGTGGAAAGTTAGAAGTGTTTATTCTTGAGACCTCATTTAATGAATCAAACATTCTATCAAAACCGATAGAGAAGTTTTTAAATGGGTCAAAGTTTATTAAATCGTATTGTGTCATATTAATCCTTTCGTTAAGCGATTTAAGTTTAGTAATCCCTAATGGGCATTACTCTTCCTATATTATAGTAGGAATTCTA